TGGGCTGCATCAAGTTGATATTGTTCGTGCCCACATAGTTTTGAGCGAGGCCAATAATTGCCTGCTGGAGAGAGGTTTCACCATGATGGTAAGCACTGACCTCTGAAATATATCCAGACAGCTGAGCTACTTTAATTTCCTTATTATAGAGCTTGCGCTTGAAGCAGCCAAACATAATCTTACGCGTGGATTCTTTGAGCCCATCGCATAGACTGGGAATAGAGCGTTCCAGATCGCGATTGCTGAAATGGATGAGGTCTTTATCTACGAACTCTTCATATGGAATCTCGCGCTTGCTGTAATCCAGAATGATGTCTCTATTGTATTTCATTAGCCATGCCTTACGGTCATCGGCGCGTTTCTTGTTAAAGGCAAGGTCCAAATGTTCATCGGAATCCTTACCAGTGTATTTATATTCGGTCACTTTCATGTCGCGGAAATAATCCTTGGCCTCATCCGATGTGGAAGTACCCAAACCTTTGTAATATTTGATGGTCCAAGGGCGCATTGCCGTCGGGGTCTTTTCCATTTCAATCCGCCATTTATCAAAGTCTGTAATGCTATAGAACGCAATCTTCTGCCCATTGGTATGGGTGACCTTGATAATCGGAGTCAACATGGAGGTTAGGAAGTGGGGCATTTTATAAAGCGATGGCCAAATAGACTGGAACACATTAAAGAGCAGGCCTTTGATATGCGAACCATCCGCATCTTGATCCGTCATCACCATAATGCGACCATAGCGCAGACTGCTAAGGTCTTCATACTCTTTGCCCTGAGTCAAACCCAGGATTTTCTTAAGGTTGGTAATTTCCTCATTTTCACTAATTTTCTTTAGGGGTGCATCTTTCACATTGAGAATCTTACCGCGAAGAGGGAAGACACCATAGTGATCGCGTCCAACAATAGTGAGACCAGCCACCGCCATGGTCTTGGCAGAATCTCCCTCTGTAAGAATCAGTGTGCAATTGGCACTGTCCTTGGTGCCAGCCTTATTCGCATCATCCAGCTTTGGGATAAGCACCCGAGAGGTTTTCTTACCATCGGTCTTGGCCACTTTCTTTTGCTCGTGGAACTCTGTCAGACTGACGGCTTTATCCACAATGCCGGTTTTATAGAGTTTATCAAAGAATTTATCGCTTAGCTCGCATTTGGAGCCAAACTTGGTGGCCTGAGTGGTCAGGGTTTCCTTGCTCTGACTGTCAAAGGCCGGATTGACAATAGAGGCCTTTACGAATATGGTCAGGTTGTCTTTGATATGCTGCGCCTTTACGTCTTTCTTTTTCTTAGAAGCGGCCATTTCAATCAGCTTCTTGGTAATTTGGTTGGTGAGATAATCCACATGCTTACCACCGCGTAGGGTATTAATGCCATTGACGAAGGAGACCTGTTCAAATTGCCCAGATTCCGAATAGGTAGCAATCACTTCCCAGCGCTCACCGCATTGTTCGTAAGCCCGGGGGCGTTCGTCTTTATTACCAATATAGAGATCGGCGTATTTCTCAAAATCCTTGGCTTCTAGCTTGGTATCGTTGAAATAGACGGAAATGGTCGCGTCCGTAGTAGCGCAAGCGTCGTATGCCCGCTTACGGAACAGTTGAAAGAGGTCATCGGTCATACCATCCAGACCAAAGCGCTTGTAGTCAGGTAGAAAGCGAATGGTGGTATAAGGCTGTTTCTTAAAGGCTTTGACCTTGGCCACATCCCGTTTCTTCATGTTTTGATAAAAGCGCTGTTTGTAATGTAGCTCCCGGCGATGATCCACGGTTTCCACGGTAAATTCTTCAGAGAAAATGTTGGCCAGTTTGGCGCCATAACCATTCTTGCCGCCCCAGAGTTTCTCTTGACTGGGATCGTAGTTGGTGGAAGTTAGTAGCTCTCCAAAAATGAGCTCTGGAATCCAAATATTTTCATAGCTTTTATGTTTTTCAATATCAATACCATCCCCATCATTCATCACCTCAATATAGCCGCTTTTTTGATCCACGTTTATTTTAATGGTCTTTACCATCTTCACATCCTTCTTTCCATCGGCAATTTCGGATTTTAGGCGGGAAGATTGATCCAGAGCATTGACCAGCACTTCGTCAAAGATTTTATAGAGACCTGGCACATATTCAATATCGCGCTCTACCATCCGCTTCGTGGCATCGTCATAGACGAATGTCTTTAGAAGGGTACGTTCCACAGAGCCAATGTATGTGTCTGGTAGCTCATAAATGTGATCGCGGAGCTCGTGCTTCTTATATTTCTCTTGAGTCATTCTATCTGATACAAAAACAGAAAAAGAATATATTTATGTCATTTTTTATTCTTAAGTCTTTTTAGTTTTGATTGGGGCTGCACGAAGCTACATACGCTCGTCGTCAATGGAGCGCCTTTGCCTGACATAATTGCGAATAATGTATAGTACTTCTTCCCCGATCTCCTCGGGGGTTTTGTGTTCAATAAAGACACATACTTTATGCTTATTCCTGACACTGGCATAAGCGAGCTCATGTAGATCATGTAGATGGCGAATATATTCTTCCGAAATACTATTTTCACATTCACGATTGCGTCCCTCAATACGACTTATGCACTGTGTTGGGTCTGATACCAGATAAATAGAGAGGTCAGGTATATAGCACGGCCTATCATACATATCCTTTAGCACACCCATTTGCCTCTCGTTCAACTTACCATTTTTATAATTAGCGAGAGCGAAGACATTCCATTGGAAGTGTGGCGAACGCTCTACACAATGCACCGAGTCCTTTTGTCTGGTATAGTCCGGCTTAAAACACCTGTCCATCCATACTTTGATCTGGAACTCAAAGGCATCTTTATTATTTTTATACATATCAATCAGAAAGGGTGTCCATTCATTAACCGGCTCTAGGTCAATCTGATAGCAGGCATCATTTGCCTTTAGATACTCTAGCACAGTGCTCTTGCCGGCACCAATATTTCCGTCAATGGTAATAATCATTATGGTTTGTGTTATGAGAGTGAGGCTTTATGAAATCATTTTTTATTCCAGCGCGCCGTTCCGTTACAGGAAGACACCGTGTCTCTTTAGGGCGACTAATTTATGTAGCTTTACCAGAGTGAGAGGTTGTTGGGCGTGTATGTCAATCATTAGGCAGTTAAAGTGCATCTTCAAGATTTTCTTCAAGATTTGTAGCGAATGGCGTCCAATCTTTACTTGAAAGTCAGCGAGAATCACTTTAAGGTCGTCATTGGGGAAGAGGTCTTTGCGTTCGCTGGTATTAATAATAGTGTAAGAAATTTCAGAGAAAGTAATCACACCAGCCGCCGCCCCACCACTGATCTCGGGACGGGCAATCTTATTCTCAAAGTCTAGGGCAAGTATGTTCTTACCTGCATCGGCGGTATAAACACCTGTCTCTTTACCTAGGTATTCCGCATCAAAATGGTAACTACTGCCACCTTTCTGTTCCATCGTAATGCTGAGGGGATAACATTTCTTTTGGATATAGGTGAGGGATTGTTGTAGGTGTCTCGGCTTAATCTCTTTGAGTGCGGGATCATAGACCTTGGAGTTTGTAGCTACAATTGCACAGATGTTATATACCATATTATAGATATAAAAAGAGAGCTGCTCTATAAGCTTAGTTTCCTCTGATTTCTCCCAGGTTATTTTATTGAGGGTCAAGAACTTAGGTAATTGTGTAGCAATCCAGATCTCCATTAATAATAGAAGCGAAAAAATATATCTCTTTTTTACAGAGACATGCAAAGTGATAATTATTTTGCGGACTTTACCCCGATTGAACCTACACAAACGATGAATGGTCGGGTAAATATTTTAACCAAAAGCACTACGTTACAGATACCCAACTTCCAGCAGAAGCAAGTAGATAATAAATCCTTTTATTCTGAGGCGCTCGTCGGTGGATTTCAACCAACATCTGTCAGTAACCTATACTTTTCATGCAATAATATTGATGTATTGCAAAATGGTATCCGTTACGCCGTTTATAAAAAGACCGGTGGTAAATACACCATTGGACGCCAAAGCGATCACGATCTCAAGATTGTTATGCGTTCTATTTTCTTACAATATGGTCGCAATTTACCGAACAATGTTGTTGAACAGGTGAGAGAGCTAAATGAGCGGGTTTTAGAATGGACGGTCAATGAGGTGCTCAGTAATTTAAAACAATATGAAGTCTATCGCAAAGATACAAGCACTTTACCGATGCCGATGGCGTATGGACCATTGGTCACTCAGAAAGGATCAAAAACATTGGAAACAAAAATGTTTGTTTAAAAATAAGAGACAATGGCGCCAGCAACGACGGATGTTGCGATGACCAAGGAAGAACAGAAAGCATTTGATAAGGCGCGCGCTTCCAGCTTTAGAGGAAGTATCGCGGTTATGGTTATCTATGGTGTATTTATTCTAATGCTAGGCATGGTAGGTGTGCTATCCCCTACCGGCAGAACATTCATCTTTGAAGATAACTTTGCTTTTACCGTAACGTTTATTGGGGGCACTTTATTAGTGATTATACTTTTACTTGTCCAATTACTGACTTATAAAGTCCCTAAAAGATCGGTGATTGAGACAGATAACCTGGCTTGCCCTGAGTTCTGGGAGCTCAAATCAACCTCTGCTACTGAGATGGAGGCGATTAATAGCGATGTGCGACCTTGGTCGAAATACTATTGTGCCCCCAAAGATGGTGTGGTCGGTATTGGAACCACTGGATTGGTTGGCGTGGGAACGGCTACGCCTCTTGCCTCCAATTATACCGATATGGTGGTCAAGTTTAATAACGTAGGTGGCATTAGTAGCGGCGGGCTACTCTCTGTAGCAGATGCCCGTATGAAGTGTAACCGGATTTACCCCGAATACATGAATTATGTGGATCAAAAAGCGGATCCGGACAACCCCAATGCATTACGTTGTAAATTTATTGAGGAATGCACGGGTCTAGCTAATGTAGGTAAGGGTGAAAAAATTAGTTGGTTATCCGTCTGCCCGAACTAGAAAAATTGAAAGTTATTTTTAAGTTATTTAAACCAATCCTTAGTTATAAGTATAAAATGCGTGTCCTCAAGCGCAACGGTGAATATGAGAATGTATCTTTTGACAAGGTGCTGCAGCGGATTATGAATCTCTCCAATGAGCTGAATGTCGCGCCGGATGAGATTGCTCAGAAGATTTGTGGTCGGATTTATGATGGTGTGCGCACGACGGAACTGGATGAGCTAACGGCGACTACTTGTAGTACGATGAGCACCGTGCATCCGGACTATGGTCGTCTAGCGTCTCGTATTATTATCAGCAACCTACATAAAAATACCCCGGCGACGTTCAGCGAGGCCATTGAAGCGCTCTATACCTGCAAGGATACCAATGGAGATAGCATGCCATTGGTGAGTGATGAGCTATATGAGGTTACTATGGCCAATAAAGAGCTGATTGATGCGAAGATCAAACCTGCACGGGATTATCTCTTTGATTACTTTGGCTATAAGACACTGGAGCGCTCTTATCTGCAGAAGGTGCATGGGGTTATTGTGGAACGCCCTCAGTATATGTGGATGCGTGTCAGCCTGGGTATTTATGGTGCCCAAATTGAGAAGGCATTTGATATGTATGATTCTATGAGTATGCGGGAATACACCCATGCCACTCCGACGCTGTTTAATGCAGGCACCCGTCATTCGCAGATGAGTTCCTGCTTTCTGCTAGAAGTGAAAGGCGATAGTGTGGAGGGTATGTATGATAGCGCGAAAGATTGCGCCATGATTTCTAAATACGCGGGTGGCATTGGTATGAATGTGCATAAAATTCGTTCCAGAGGTTCGGTCATTCGTGGCACCAATGGTAAATCAACGGGTCTGATTCCCTTCTTGCGGGTGATGAATCAGACGCTGTTGCATATTAACCAGGCTGGTAAGAGAAATGGTAGTGCGGCCCTGTATCTAGACCCCTCTCATCCTGATGTGTTTGATTTCGTTTCACTGCGTCGTAACACGGGTGCGGAAGAGGAACGTTGTCGGGATCTGTTTATTGCCCTTTGGATTCCAGATATCTTTATGAAACGGGTCAAGGAAAATGGCTCCTGGTCTCTGTTCTGTCCCTTTGAGGCGCCTGGTCTAGAAGACCTATATGGCGAGGCTTACGAAGCTCAGTATATCAAGTATGAGCAAGAGGGCAAGGCAAAGAAGGTGGTCAAAGCTCAAGACCTCTGGATGGAGATTCTCAGAAGTCAGGTGGAGACGGGTGGGCCATATATGCTTTATAAAGACCAATGTCAGAAATCCAATCAGAGCAATCTGGGGGTGATCAAATGCTCTAACTTGTGTAGCGAAATTCTGATTTATAGCTCTCCGACGGAGTATGGCGTCTGTAACCTAGCGTCTATGGTGCTACCCAGCTTTGTAGAATACGACGGTGAAGGTAAGCCCTTCTTCCACTTCAAGCGATTCCATCGGGTGGTCATGAAAGTCGTGAGAAATATGGATAAAGTAATTGATAAGAACTTCTATCCGACCCCGGAGACGCGTCGTTCCAACATGCTCCATCGCCCGATTGGTATTGGCATTCAGGGTCTAGCAGATGTCTATATGATGATGCGTTATGCATACGAGAGTGATGAGGCCGCAGAACTCAATCGTGATATTTCAGAGACGATGTATCACGCGTGCCTCCAGTCCTCTATGGAGATTGCAAAGGAGCGGGGAGAGATCATTGAACAGGGCAATTGCCGCGAGGGTATCTTTACATGTGCGGAAGAGATGGCGCTTACTACACATCGTGGTGCATATAGTTCGTTCCCAACGAGTCCGGCGGCGAAAGGTATTCTCCAATTTGATATGCATAATGGAGGTTCTCCTAAGATCTATGACTTTGATAAGCTCAAGGTTGAGATTCAGAAACATGGACTGCGTCATTCTCTGTTGATTGCGCTGATGCCGACGGCCAGCACCAGTCAGATCATGGGTTATACGGAATCATTTGAAGCCATTACCTCTAATATTTATCAGCGCCGCACTCTGGCGGGTGAATTTACTATTGTTAATAAATATCTTATTCAGGATCTGATTCAGCTGGGTATTTGGGATCGCGATATGAAAGATCGGATTATCGCAGGTGAAGGCAGTATCCAACACATTCAAGAAATTCCAGAAGATATTCGTCGGCTGTATAAGACGGTTTGGGAAATTAGTCAGAAGGCAACGATTAATCAATCGGCGGATCGGACACCATATGTCTGTCATACGCAATCGCTAAACTTGTATATTGAGGATGCAACCTTTACCAAGCTGACCAATATGCATTTCTATAGTTGGTCAAAGGGACTAAAGACGGGACTCTATTACCTGCGCACCCGCCCGAAGGCTAAGACCATGGCCTTTACTATTGATCCGTCTATGATGAAAAACACGAAGAAAGAGAAAGACGATCAGGAGGCAATTATGGCGTGCCGTCGGGACAATCAGGAAGGGTGCTTGATGTGTAGCGCTTAAGGGTAGCATATAGCAGCGATAGCGCTTAAGGGTAGCATATAGCAGCGATAGCGCTAGAGCATTTAATTAGTATAGCGATGTTATTTTTATTTTATATTTTTAGAGTAATGGAAGAACCCTATGTATATGTATCTGAAATGATTGACCAAGTATTTGGGGAATATAGAGATAAACATGAAGATCTATTAAAGAAATATGAAAGTGCGATACGTAACTATACAGGCACTAAGTATGCGTCTATGAACCGACTTCTGCGTAGTAAGCCAGGCTATTTATTATCTACCTATAAACATTATAAATCTATACCAGATACAGTAGCCGCATTAAAAAAAACAGAAGAACTTAATAAAAACCTACTCGCATTCTTTAAAGAACTCCCTCCCTTTATTCCTTCCTGTCATTTAATAGTGTATAGATCGGTAAAAAATAATATAGTGGAACAACTAGATAAAAAAGGAACGCATACAGATACGGCTTTTACATCTGTCTCTACCAATTTATTTAACACTATGACGATGAATGTATTTAACGATGATAAAAATACATTTATTCCTTTACGCATACATCTATTACCTGGGATAGAATATAATCTCTTTCCAATCAATAAAATAAGCTTGGTGCCAGAAGAAGAAGAGATTTTATTTGCACCCCCTATTAAATATTATCTGTGTAAGCATTACGTAGATTATAGACTTCGTATAAATGAAGAAGGGGAATCCATTCGGGATTGTATTCTTATCCCAGATGAACCTAGATATAAAAAACTCTTAAAAGACCAGAAATGGCTGGATAAATGGTCCTCTATCATTGCACAAGAAGAAACGTATATGTTTAAAGATATTAATACAGCCAATATTGGTGCGATTTATCCATCGACGAATACAGAAAATTATAAAGGTGTGTTTATATTCAAGTTTATCCAACAAATAGAGTATTTGATTGATATGTATATTAGCCGAATTCATCACTATAATGATGAGAATGCCTTTCAAGATATTAACGTGGATATTCAGAAAATATATTCAAAAGTCGTAAATAGTATATACGATGCGCGTATTAAAGGTGAAGTAGAGGCTCAATTATCCCATTACTTAGAAGCATTAAACGCATCTATCGTAAAAACGGCGGTACCTAAGAGTAAATTTAGTGCATATGGCGAATGGATGAAGGCAGTAGCCGTTACAAAAAAACGTCATGGTGGAGCAGGAACTAGAAATATTGTGGTACCAGATGATCCTTACTATGAATTAAACAATATTTTAACCCATATCGTAAAGGACGCATCTATAAATGCGATGCTAGATGGATGGATTAAGAAAATACGGGATTTCTTACTACACTATGGGATACCTATTGATAAAGTGTTTGAATTACAACCTTGGTTTTATGACATTAATATTTGCGGCTATAAACCAATTCGGGGGGCAGAAGATTTAGATGCTTCAAAAATAGAAACCCAAAGAGAAAAAGTGACCCTTATTTACCGTTTTGCTATGAAATTTTCGGGTTTATTATGGCATCATGTTATTAATGGCGATAATATTACACAATTACCGGTTTTTATGAATAAGGAAGTTCTAAATGCGAGAATGAAGCATATTTTAGAAAAACATGGAAAAATCCCTTCGCACTCTGGATTCGTGGGCAATAAACAAATGCTAAAAGAAGTGTATGACGGAGACCGTAAATTACATCGTATATACCGTGAATTTACAATCCCAAATGCAGTGCCAACTGAAGAGATGTATAAAAAAGATAGAGTGTCTCAGACACACGCGCACTATATACAGAGAGGGCATCTAATTGAACCCCTCTCTGCCTCAGAAGAATCTATATTGCAGAAGACGAATTCTTTATTTAAACGAGGTATTACAGCTATTCGTCTTCGTAATGTGCCAACAGGAGATAAATTGCCTTGGATTACAGGGTCCGCTCTCTATAAAGTAAAGAGGGATAGTCCTTTTGCTAAAATGGCACACACATATAGAAAGGCTGTATTAACGGGTCCATCCGGTTCTACCCAATTAATGCTAGAATTTGCTAAAATGTTTAATATGGATGAACGAAAGGTTGTTTTATCATTGATTCCATGGATGTATATACACCAGGATCATAGTATATTTGAGATACTATTGGTTGCAAATAATTACATTGGTGGTTATGAATTAACCAATGATGACCAGGATTATATAAAGAGTTTAGAAGGGGCGAAACCGCATTATGGAGGCGCGACACAACGTTCTCGTCCAGTAAGCGCGACGCCGGCAGCGCATCGCATATCTTATAATGTCGCATTAAAAAATGTCCTTAGAGAATTAAAGCCTATAATTGATAACGCTCCCCCAGGCAATAAGCTGACAAAAGAGGTTAGAGATACATTAAGAAATACACAGGAACTATTAAATAGTATTGAACATCCAATTATTACAAGCGAAAACCCTATGGCAATTGAAGCTTTTATGGCATATAAATTTCCAGATATGGATGGGGTTGATTATGCGAGACTTTTTGGCATGCAGACACCATTCTGAACAAATCGGATATTCAATATACAATAGAATGTGTTGTTGGTGCTGACATCTATAGTATATGGCATAGGTAGCGTAGTTTTGAGCCGGGTAAGGATATTTGATAAAGGTTCATATACTGGGTGTTCTAGAATTCCTTTCCAAGGTGGTGTATAGAAGAGATTATGTTTGCCATTTAGTCTATTGAGTTGTAATTCAATTGAATTACAACTCA